TTTTTAGTAACTGGAACTCAATTTTATAAATCAAATGATGGTGATAGGTTTGTTTTTCAAATTTATAAAAATTGGGGTGGTTTAAGTATTGATATTTTTACTTCTAATAAAAATATTGAATTAAATAAATCGTTTGTCAGAGATGCTATAAAATGGGTTGATGAGAATAATTATCTTAAAGGTGAAAAATTTTCTATTGGTGGAGAATTTCTTGAGGTTAAGGAAATAGGATGGGATGATGTCATTTTCCCAAATGATGAAGCAAAGGATAAAATTAAGAAGAATATTGAAAAATTATCTACAAAGTCTCCTAGTCGTGGAATGATGTTTATTGGTTCCCCAGGTACGGGCAAAACATTAACTGGGAAGATTTTGATGAATAAAGCAGATACGACTTTTATCTGGGCTTCATCTAAAGATTTTGGCTGGGGAGCTGCTAGTGCTTTAGGCATTGGCTTTGAAATGGCTAGAACTCTTGCGCCTAGTGTTTTCTTTTTAGAAGATATTGATACATGGCTTAGTGGCTATACTGTTGATTTGTTAAAAACTGAAATGGATGGGATAAGGGAAAATAAAGGTGTTCTAACTATTTTAACTTCAAATTTCCCAGAAGATATTCCAGACGCATTGATTGATAGGCCTGGTAGGTTTCATCATATTATAAATTTTTCACTTCCAGATGAAGATAACAGAATAAAACTATTAAAGTTTTTTATAAAAGATGCCGATAAGGATATTATAACTGAGTTTGCTAAATTAACAGATGGATATTCTGGCGCTCATTTAAAAGAATTAGTAGAATTTGCTAAAATGATTGCTGAAGATGATGGAATTAGTATTGAAGAAGCTCTAATTCAGTCTTTAGAACAAATGAAAGAGCAAAGATGCTTAATTCAAGATTTAAAGAACGTAGATAAGAAAAAAGATATTGGCAATAATATAGAGACAAAAAGCATTGATTTTATAGAAATAGAAATCCCGGTTAAAAAATCAGAAGTCGAATTTGACTTTGATGCTATTCAAATAAAAGATATATTTGTTGATAAAGTTAAAAAGACATTTGATGAGATCGATCTTTCTGATTTAGTGGAAGATAGAATTAAAAAAGCTAAGGGTATAATTGAATTTGAGGATTAAATTGCTAGAGATATCATACAAGAGATATTAGGCGATTATTAAACATAAAATAAAATTTGGAGGATAAAATAAAATGGCTGAAGAAACTAAAAGTAAGATGACTATTGATGAACTTAATGAAGTTATCAGCAAGGGTGCTGCTTCCGTAGTTGAAGGCGCTGTTCTTAAGTTTAAAGAATCGCTTGCTCTTGAAATTGATGCAAAAATTAAAGCCGCAGTAGAGCCGATTGAAAAACGTATTGTGGTTGGTCAGAGTGAAGCAGAAAAAGATAAGAAGGCTGGGTTTAAAACACTTGCCCACTTTGCAACTGATGTTGCTAAAGCTGCTCAGTCTGGATATCGTAAACTCTCTCCAGAACTTTCTAAATGGGAAGATAATTGTGCAACCATTAAAGCTGCTGGTTCTCCTTCTCAGAATGTTGGTGACGGCGAAGCCGGTGGTTATCTGGTTCCTGAAGAATTTCGGCAAAACCTTCTTGTTGCGGCTAAAGAACAGAATGAGTTGATGGGTCGGTGTACTCAAATTCCTATGCAGTCAAATTCTGTAAAAATTCCTTATGTCAATGGTTTCGATAAATCTGGGAACTTGGTATATGGTAACGTTGCTTGGCAATGGACTGAAGAGGAAGGGTCTCTTACTGAAAAGAATATCAAGTTTGGTTATATTAATCTAAATCTTCATAAAGTAACAGCTCTTGCCTATGCTAGTGATGAAATTCTTCGCTTTTCTCCTATGAGTATGGAGAATATATTGCGTGAAGGGTTTACTGATGGTTTTAATTATGAAATGAACAGGGTTATCCTTAAAGGTACTGGCGCTGGCCAGCCACAGGGGTTACTCTCTGCCCCTTGTCTTGTCTCTATCACTGCTGAGACTGGTCAACCAGCTACGACCATTGTTTGGGAAAATGTTATTAAAATGTATGCGCGTTGCATTAATCCATCTAATGCTGTTTGGATTGCCAACCCCAATACTCTTCCTCAGCTTGCAAGCATGTCTCTAACTGTAGGCACCGCTGGTGTCCCTGTATTTATGCCAGCGGGTGGGGCTAGTGGGAAACCGTATAATACGTTGTTTGGGCTCCCTGTTGTTTTTAGCCACCATGCAAAAGCTTTAGGCACTGCTGGCGATTTGATTCTTGCTGACATGAAACAGTATCTACTCGGTATGCTTAGTGGTGATGGTGGTATTGGTTTTGACACTTCTATGCACCTAAAATTCGACGTTGATCAGATGGCATATCGGTGGCGCTTTTACGTTGCTGGTCAAAGCTGGATGCCGCAGGCATTGGTGCCTCCAGAGGCCAGTTCTGACACAATTTCTCCGTTTATTGTAATTACTTCAAGAAGTTAATAATATTAGTGTGGATAGGCTTTGGTTTTAAACTAAAGTTGATAAGCTAAGAAATCTCCCGTCTTAGCTTCCACATTTTATTAATATCGTAGGGGGTATAATTTTATAATATAAATATGGAGGTATAAATTATGGGTGGAAGACTTTTTCAGAATGTTCATGTTGTAAACGCCATGCCTAGTGCTAGTCAAGCAGCTTATGAGGATTTGTTTAATGGTAGTCCTAATACGGATATTGTTAATCTTGGCAAATACGAACAGTGTCTTTGGGTAATTCAAAAAGCGGCTGGTTCTACTGGTGTTGCACGTATCAGTGTTGAAAGTTGTGATGATGTTACGCCTTCAACTGCGACAACTGTAGCATTTAATTATTGGACTTGTACTAGTGGTGATACTTGGTCTGATATGCAGACAGCTACTGCGTATGGGTTCACAACTACTGCTGGTAGCGACCAAATTTATGCGATTGAGATCGATAGTTCTAGACTTTCTGGTACTGATAAATATGCAAGGCTCGCCACTGATGAAACTACTGATGACCCAGTAGATGGGACAATTGTATGTATTCTTGGTGGTGGTAAGATTATCCAAGAAGTAAAACCAACAGCCATTGTTTAATTTATTGATTTAAACAAAGCTTGAGATATTTCACTCAAGCTTTGTCTTTAAAGCAGGGAGAAAATGAATAAATTAGAATATGTAAAAGTAGAATTCATTGGGGAGTGGATGGGGAATAAAGCCCCAATGAAAATGACTATATTAAAACAGAAAGCATTGGATTTGGAAAGTAAAGGTATCGTTGTTATTCTCGATTCTAAAATAGAGAATAAGTCGTTAGACTTTCCGATAAAAGATAAGATGGTAAAAGACCCAAAAGTTAAGAAAGGCAAGAATAAGAAGTAGAATGCGGAACCACCGCTGATAAACATTTGTATGGATTAGGAGGATATAATTATGCCCGTTACTTTAGTTAAATCAGAATGGTCAAGTGGAAGCCTAATTTTTAAGAAAGTAGGTACTGGTGCAACAACTGGTATTGTTTTAGGGGAAGACGCTACTGGTTTGGATTTTAAATGTTATGGCGATACTACTGGCAAATACATGCTTTGGGATCAGTCCGCTGATAAACTGATCGTGGTGGGTTCAGCCGATATGGGGACAAGTTTAAATGTAGCAGCCTATACAGTCGGTTCAACTGCTGGTGCTGATTTTGCCAGTGGTGCCGTAACAAATCTCCATGTAATCAAAGGATTAGTGGTTTACGCAAGTTAGAATATAGTTATATTGAGGGATAGGGAGCGCACCCGACAAGAGATTTAATCCACCTCTTCTCTCAATATATTATGGATTGTATAGGAGGAATACTATGAGTAATAATGTAAAAGAATATGTTTTGGGATGCGTTTATGGAAGATGGGTTGTAATTTATGCTGATTTGCCATATAGTCAGAGGCAAGGTAGGCTAGTCGTTGTAAAATGTTTATGTGATAAAGAGACAATTAAATTAGTTAATTTACAAGTTTTGAGGAGTGGGAAATCACAATCTTGCGGCTGTCTTAAAATAGAGAAATTAGTAGAGAGATCCACAATTCATGGGATGGGTGGAAGAAAATCAAGGAATAAAATTTATTCACTTTGGAAACATATCAATAGTAGATGTTCAAATGTGAATAATGGATCGTATGACAGTTATGGTGGGCGTGGAATTTATGTATGTAGTGAATGGGTGTTTGAATTCCCCGTGTTTAATGATTGGTGTTTAAATAATGGATGGGAAGAAGGTCTTCAATTAGATCGAATCGATAATGATGGTCCTTATGCTCCTTGGAATTGTAGATTTATAACTATAAGAGAGAATGGATTTAATAAAAGATTATTACAGTCGAATAACACTTCTGGATATTGTGGGGTGTCTTATAAACCGGAGAGAAAATCTTTTTCTGCAATTGTAAGAAATGATGGGAAGACAGTATTTAACAAAACAACATTTAAAACTGCTAAAGATGCAGCATTAGCAAGAGATAAATTTATTATAAGAGAAGGATTGCCTCATAAATTAAACTTCCCGGAACTAGCAATTAGCTGGTGTTTGTAATGGGTAATATTAACATCGCCATTGGTCTTCCTTGCAACTGGGATTTTTTATCGACCAAATTTTTTGAATCATGGATAGAGTTGAAGAAACCCCAACATAGTGTAATAATTGGGAATAGGGGAAGAGTAGACGATCAACGAAATTCAATAATTCATGCCGTTCTTAAAGATGGGACATTTAGCCATATATTGTTCCTTGATACAGATCATAGACATCATTCCGATACCATCCTTAAATTATTGTCACATGATAAAGATATTGTATCTGGTTTATCTTTTAGGCGTTCTTATCCATATGACCCAATTATATTCGAACAAGATGGTGATAAATTCAAGAATATAATACAATGGAATAAAAATGAATTAATTGAAGTAGATGCTATTGGAGCTGCTTCATTATTGGTTGATGTCAGTGTTTTTAAAGAAATTAATTATCCTTGGTTCGAAATGAATTATAGGTTTGGCGACGGTGTTGTAAGTGAAGATTTTGCATTTTGTTTAAAGGCTAAACAGGCTGGATATAAAATATATTGTGATACCGGTTGTGATAACAAACATTTAGGTACAATTGAAATAGATCAAACATATTGGGAGAGATTTAATCCAAGGTGAAAATTATGTTAAAGAAAATTTGTTTTGCGACTATTTTTGTTTTATTCTTATCCAGTTATGCTTTTGCTGCCGAGGCAAGGTTCTCTTGGTCTCCAAATGCAGAGACCAGCCTTGCCGGGTATAAGATCTACTATGGCACAGCGTCAAAAAAATACACTTTAGATGTTGACCAGAAAATGGGCACAATGGTGGATGGTCATGTTGAGGGCTCAGTAGGGGATCTTGTTGTTGGAACAACCTATTATTTCGCCGCCACAGCTTATGATGTCTATGGTTACGAAAGTGATTATTCAACTGAGGTAAAATGGGTGGCTCATGACCGTATCATTAAGCCAATCAATTTCTACGTTAACCCTGAAAAGAAAGTCACGATTTCAGTTTCGCCATAACTTTAGACGGGAGAGATTTAAATGTTGATTAAGTTGAGTGTTTTTGATAGGATCTTGCTTTTAAATTTATTGCCTCAAGAAGTGGACATGACTATTTATGGTATGTATCAAGATTGTCTAAGATATTTGTCTTTTACTGAAGATGAGCATGACTTGTACTCAATAACCCATCAAGAAGATGGAGAAGTTAAATGGACTAATGATTCTGAAAAAGAATTTTATATTCCTAAAAATGTTTTAAATATAATTAAAGGCAGATTAAAAGTTTGTAAAGAAAAAGATTTTTTGACTGAAGAGCACATGAGTCTTTATAATAAATTTGTAGATCAAGAATAATTAGGTAAAATTATGGCCATTGTAAGTTTAGATGATTGTCTTACATTTTTAGATATTGATAAAGGATATTTTACAATAACTAAAGCGAATAACACTCTTAATCTTACTAGTTCTAGTGGTGGTCCAGTAAATATAGATTTGAGTGATGGTACATATGATGGATCTGGGCTAGCCTCTCATCTTCAGACTCAAATGAACGCAAACACTACTTTGACCGGCACAGGTGTAATAACATTTGCTGTATCATATTCTTCTACAACAAGACTTTTTACTATAAATGCTGGAACGGGCAAGACAATTGCTTATACTCATACAAGTTCTGACGCCGGACTTACACTTGGACTTGATAGCAATAAAAGTGCGGCTCAAACTATAGTCTCAGATATTGAAGCCGGAGATCCAACTCTGATAGTTGATATAATCAGAGAAGATGTTGAAGGACTTGTTTCTGATTATTGTAGACGCGTATTTGAAGAAACAAGTTATAGATTGGAAAGGTACGATAGTAGCGGCGGTTCTATAATTAATTTAAACAATTATCCCATAACAGCAGTAGATAGAGTTGCGGTATGGATAATTGGAGTAATGAAAGTCAGAAACACTAACTCAACATCAACAGCAACTGTCTCTGTTACTACAACTGGGTTAAGACTTGTTTTAGATGGTACTGCCGATACTTCTGTTACATTTGCCTCTAATACTACTGTAACGGCTGTTGTAGCCGCGATTAACGCCTTAGGCAATGGATGGGAAGCAGAAATTCTTTCGTCTGTCTACGGTAGCGTTAAGTCCACAGAATTGATTCCTGTGTATGGGCTAAATGTGATAGACAGTAATTGGGTTGATTTATATAAAACAGACGATCATGAAGATAGTTTTTATGTTGATTTAGATAAAGCTCAAATTCGGAAATTTGGTGGATGGCCAGAAGGTTTTAGAAATATCTATGTTGATTATACTGCTGGGTATTCTGCTGACAATATGCCGAAAAATTTGCAACTGGCGGTAAAAATATTGGTGAAGTATTTTTACAATAGAAGGAATGAAGATGGGTTTGGCCTAACTCAATATAGGGTTGGTAATAATTCTGTTTTATCTGTTTTTGAAGCTGGAGATTTTCCAAAAGAAGCTAAAATGATTCTTGAAAGATATAAAAAACGCAAGGTATAGTAATGGTTGGCCATAAAGTCAAATTAGAAATACATAGACAGACATCTGTTTCTGATGGAATGGGTGGTTACACAACGTCTTGGTATGGCATTAAGACTTTAAAAGGGACTCTTATTGCTTTTAAAGCCAGGGAAAGATTTGTCAACGATTCGACAAAAACTATTTCTACGCATTATTTTAACTGTGATTTTCCAAAAGATATTGTTGTAACAGAGAAAGATAGGGCATTTTGTGATGGTATATTATATCAAATAAATTTTGTAGATAATCTCGCCAATAAGAATATTACGCTATCATTAGAATTGAAGAAAGTAGAATGAAAGCTGTTTGGTTTGACGACAAGGTTTTGGCTGCTGTTAAAACTATTGGCGAAGAAGCAATTAAAGAAAGCTGTGTCGCCGTGACAGCTAATGTTAGAGATTCTATGATTGAAGGTACGGGCAGAATGTGGCCATCTAAAGTCCCAGGACAAGGTTTGCATCAAGCTTCTGTCCCTGGTGTTCCTCCTGCTCCAGATACTGGTGATTTGAACGGGTCTATTTCTTGGGTGACATCTGGGGGAGAAAGTGGTGGGGCAGAAAGTGGAGATAGCAAAATAAGCCCAATTATTTATGGTAACAATATCCAAGCAATTTTTGGGAGAGTTGGAACTACAAATGATAACGGTGTCAGACATGAGTTGGGCCTGACATGGTATTCTGCTAAAAGGCCATTTTTGAGACCACAGTTAAAGCAAAATACATCTGAAATTTTAAATATATTTAAAAAATATTTAGGAAAATAATGAATTCTATTTCTACTGCAATTTATTCAAGGGGAACGGCTTCTAGTAATTTTAATACATCTATAGGTAGCAGGTTATATTTTGTAAAGGCCCCACAAGTTCCAGTCTTTCCATTTGTTAGATATTTTTTATTTAACCATTCTTATGACTGTTTTTTTAATTCAGTTTCTGATCAGACACAAGCGATTGATGACATCACTTGCCAATTTAATATTCATTCTAATACAATAAATTCTTCTTCTGAAGCAGGTACGATTTTAGGCTATTTAATTACTCAGTTTAATAATTATAAATTATCTATAACAGGATATAATAGTCATAGAATGGGGTTAAAGAATATATTTGGCCCGTTTTGGATAGAAGAAGATGAATCTTGGGTTTACTCAATCGAATTTAACGTTGTTATTCAAAAAAGTTAAAGTCTTTTTATAATTTTCCGATAAGAAAAATAAAACATTCATTATCGGGAGAAAAATGAAAGACGTAAAATTAGCTATAGGAGTGCCATTAACACACAATACAGTACCAGTTGAATTTTTTGAATCGTTCATGGCTATGCGCAAGCCTGATAATCACGTATTTTTTAGAGCTGGTGGTTATCAAGGACTGGCATCAATGAGAAATCAATTAGTTGACGCCGCACAAAAATACAACTGTACGCACATACTTTTTCTTGATGTAGACCATCGACATAACCCAGATACAATAATTAAGTTACTTTCACACAACTTACCTATTGTATCTGGGTTGTCTTTTATGAGGACTACACCATATTCAGTCTGTGCTTTTAATGGTATGATAAACAATTATAAAACGATAGATAATGTCCCAGAGAATGAGTTAATTGAAGTAGATAGTGTTGGCGCAGCATGTTTATTAGTTAATATGGATGTTTTCAACAAAATTAAAAAGCCTTATTTTTCTTTTATGAAAAATCCAGATCCTAACATTCAATTCGATATTGGTGAAGACGTTTATTTTTGTAATTTAGTTAAACAAGCTGGCTATAAAATATTTATAGATACGAGTTGTACAAATAAACATTTGGGGACAGTTGAAGTAGATAAAGAGTTTTCGGCAATTTGGAATAGGGGAGAAAAATGATTAAAGAGGAATATTCACCATACAAAATTATTCATAGCTTTGACAAATTAATTCAGTTTAAAGATGGAGAACAACCAAATCCATTGCAAGTCCAGATTATTCCGTCAAATAAGTGTAACAATTCTTGTTTAACATGTGCGTATCGCTTGAAGGGGAATAAATCAAATGAAATATTTAATGATAAAGACTTACTTTCTTATGAAAAAATTGTTGAAACGTTAGATTCTTGTGTTGATATGGGGGTAAGAGCTATTCAAATAACCGGAGG